ACGTAACCCATTAGCCAATTTAATCCAATCTTGCGGTTCATTTGGATACTCCTTCAAATAAAACGGACGTACTGAAACGCCCGAGAAGAAGTCACCGCCGCAAGACTCACGGAATGGCCCGTCCAAAAAGGACTTGCGGACATTCACTGCGAATCCAAAGAATCGCAGAAACGTGAGCAGGACCCTTGAAGCCGCCTTTGGGACGATAATATCGTCACCATAAACCAGTAAATCCTTTCCCAATGTGTAAGAGGTCTGTGAAAATTCACAGGCTGCCACACAAAGTGAAAGAAAAATAATGGTTTCTAGTTCAAAGGTGAAGCCGTTCCCCATTGAGGAGAACTTTTCAAGGAAAACAGTCTTTCCATCCACATTTGTGGTGGGGCTGCGTAATGATTGTAAAAGCTGATGCCAATCTTCAGGCAGAAGTAATTTCACAATACTACGAGAGACTGTATCACTAGCAGAGGACAGATCGATTGTTACTAGATGGTTTTTTTGCGAAGCCGCACGGGCAACCCGCCGGTGCACGGACTGACCTTCCTCAAGGTCAATACCGTATCTAAGTAACTTACGTCTAAGGACCCTACCAACACCAAGTTGGTAGAAGACATTGAGAGAGGGTTCAATTGCGATCCCTCTATCTTTTGTCGCATCCTTTGGAACCGTTGTGAAACGGTTCCCCCGAACAAGTTCGGGTACGTGATGATCTGAGTGATCCCGGAGCAGGGCCCTACACCAAGCGGTGTATTGCCAATAGTACGAAAAGTACTCTGCACCATGGGTCACAGTAGGTCGTGAAGACATCTTATCGGGCACGGTGGTAAAGCGCCCCCTGTCTTTTAAGGTAGCACCTGGTCCGAACCTAGCCTCGGGTAGATCCAAAGGGATCTGCCCAAGTATATCTGCGGTGATCTGCTGGAGCCGTCTCACGACGGGAAACCAGACAGAGTCCTCAGGTCCGAATGGACCATTATGGATAAACCGAGATAAACGGGTGTTGGTTCGTGCGCAAGTCTTTTCTGACTCGACAAAACCGGTCAGAGCAACTCCGCGGAGATCTGTCTTTGTAGGCAAATCTGCGCATTTTCGGAGAAGCTCTGTCGCTATAGCGTCACGGAAATAGAACTCCGCGTCGTTATAGTGAGCTGGATCAGCCCTCAATGAGACAAGCTGATCCCACTCACCGTTCTCAATCAGTATTGAAACTGAAAGAGAACGGGGAGTCCCGAGGTCTTCCAGAAGTGGATAGACCACTCTCCCCAAGCAATTGGGAAAGAATTCGTTCATAGTCATCTCCTTTACTTAAGTCGGTGAATAACCAGACTTGAGGACATCACGAAACAGCGTGGCGGCGAACAGGTTTGTGGCCTGTGCAACCGCTTCGGCAATAATCGTGTCAGGACATGACATAGGAACGAGTGCAGAGAGAGTGATGGGCACCTGGTTAACAGTCGATAACACTCCGTTTACGTCAGTAA